GGCGAGATTGCTTTAGAATCTACCGCTACTGGTAGGTCCGGTGAATTTTATAGGCTCTGGCAAAGCTGGCGAGCTAAGGGAGCCAGTGCTCCTTATAAGGGCTGCTTCGTACCATGGTACAAGCATTACCCAGAGAATATTGAAGAGTGGGATATGCCAGACGGTGCAACGCTTACTAATCGTGAGCGAGAGCTGCTGACTAACTATAAAGGTAAGATTACCGAAGCGCACATATTCTGGCGTCGTTGGTGTATCGAAGCAAAGTGTGGAGGGGATGAAGAACTCTTTGAAAACGAGTACCCGACTAACGATCAAGATTGCTTTTTAACCGGCGATGCAAACGTATTCTCAAGTAGCATCCTAAAGATGCAAGACCGTAACACCCGGGACCCTATCTTCGTAGGCCATTTAATCGCAGACGGCAACAAGATGGAAATACATGATGACCCAAAAGGCTGCATTGCAATTTGGGAAGAGCCAGACCCATCGCATACATACTCAATAGGGGCTGACCCTAGCGGTGGAGTAGGACAAGATAATGGAGCAGCATATGTTAAAGACAACAAGACTAACAAGTTGGTTGCTCGTATTTGGGGTGACCTTGCTCCTGCTGATTTTGCTAGAGAACTCTACAAGCTTGGGAAATTTTATAACAACGCTTGGGCATGCGTTGAAGCCAATAATCATGGGCATGTAGTTGTACATGTGTTAAAAGAGATGGGCTATCGCAACCTTTACAAACGGTCTACGATAGATGAGATGACAAATAAGCCGACAAAAAAAGTAGGCTTTGTCACAACAAACCAGACGAAAATCATGATTACCGAAAAGTTTAAGACGGCTGCCAAAGAAGGCAAGCTAATAATTCTAGATCGAGACTTGATCTCAGAAATGTCAACATTTGTTCAAATCTCTGGTAAAAGCGGTGGTACGGTAAAACGACAAGCAACTGCAGATGCACACGATGATTTAGTTATGGCGGCAGCTTTAGCAGAAGAGATGAGTTCGTCACGTGATTGGGACACTGAGGAACATAGTAAATATGATATACCAGAATATATCATTGATCCTGACACTGGTTTTATTATAGGATAACACATGCGAAACCCCTTTGAACGAGAAGTAAACGATACGCCTGAACGGGATAAGGAATTGCACGCGATTCAAATCGTTCGAGCGTTTATGAAAAAAAGCGACGAGTATCGTGATCCTCACTTAGACTTAGCTGTTAAGTCTCGGGAGATTTACGAGAACTGGTCGGTTGATGGGCGTAGCATTATTCAACGTGCTAACCTTCGTTTACCTTTTGGGTTTACGATCATTGAAACTCAGGCACCTCAAATTCTAGATATCTTTTTTAGAGGCGGCTCGGTTGTTTCTTTTAAAGGTCAAGATGCAAACGATGCTCAATTTGAGGATGCTGTAACTGACTTTCATATTCATCAATTTGACGAAATGGGTTTCCAAGCTAAGACTGCATCGTTTATTAAAGCTATGCTATTAGACGGGACCGCGTTTGCAAAGGTTCCTTATCGTTACAAAGAAATTGATACGCTTCGCCGTATGATGCAAGTAGACCCACAGTCGGGAATGGAAGTCTCTGTTAAAGTACCAAAGACTGAAATTATGTTTGATGGTCCAGACCTCGAAATTATTCCGATTTATGATTTCTTTCCAGACTGGACTGTAAAAAAGCCGGGTGACATCGCAGGCATGCGCGCGTGCGTACACAGGACTTACAAGACAATTGCAAATTTAAAAAGCAACCCTAACTATAAAAACGTGTCTGAGATTGAAACTAGCATGGCCGTTAAGGGTGGCGATGCATGGGCACGTCCATACTTTTCTGACACTTATAGCGATGAATTTGACCGCCTCAACGACAACGATTACAATATGAAAGAAGAGGGGCATGTTGAAGTTTGGGAATACTGGGGACTATTTGATCCCAAAGGTGACGGCGACTTCGAAGAGTATATCATAGTAATTGCAAACGGTGACGTAGTGCTTCGTTGTGAGCCTAACTTCTATGATTACAAGTTTAAGCCGTTTGTAGCCTGCCCCAACTATATTAGGGATTCAGAGTTCTATGGCATTCCAGAGCTGATGGCCGTACGCTCACTTATTAAAGAAGCCAACACGCTTCGAAACGCACGGCTTGATAACATTAACCTGTCCGTAAACCCAATGTGGATCGCAGACCGGGCTTCGGGTATTAACACTAAGAGCCTGTTTGCTCGACCAAACGGTATCATCTGGACTAATGACATTAACGGCATCAAACCCCTCCCACCTCTTGACCCCTCGATTGGGTCCCGTGAGGAGATGGCATTCATTCAGAATGACATTCAAAACGCTACTGCCATGGTTAACGCTGCACCTGTTGCATCAAACTTAGGCAAGCAATTTGGACGTTCAGCTACTGGTGTAAACTTTATTCAAAGCTTTGCTAGCTCTCGTATCAGCTTAAAAGCTAGAATGCTTTCAGAGATGTACTTTAAACAAGTAGCTAAACTAATGCTACTTACTAACCGGCAGTTTGTAACCGAAGAAAAATGGGTACGCGTACTTGACCCTAATACGCCAAACCCCTTCGTACAGTTACCGCCAGACGCATTTTTTAGGTCCTTCGATTTCCAAGTCGAGACAACTTTGGAAAACGGGGGGCCTGAGGGGCAGTTTCAAAAGATACAAACTGTATCGCAAATATTGCAAGCGGTTGAGAATAGTCAACCCGGTACAGTTAAGAGTGAGGTAGTACTCGAAGCTCTACTAAGACCTTTACTAGGTCGTCAGGTTAAACGATTTGTAAATAGTCCAGAAGAGCGGCAGCAAATGCAAATGCAGCAGCTGGCAGCTCAACAAGCTATTAACGCACAGCAAGGGGCAGCTGCAATGCAGCCTAATGCTCAGCAACCAGATTTAGCAGTTGAGCCAACACTTGATGTATTATCATCTTTAGGACTACGTTAATATGCTATACGAAAACGAAAAAGTAAGAATATGGAATCCTGAAACGGGTGAACTCTCTGGCAAAGAAGAGATCATCGATTCAGAAATTAAACGAATTATTGAAGATGGCTATTCGCTAATTGCATTAAAACAAAGCGAAGGCTGGCAGCTTATTGAGACTTTGTTAAAAACTACGTGCAGCGACTTGAAAGAGAAGCTTACGTATGAGCAAGATTTAGAGCGGTTTCGTCGTATCCAAGAAGCCGTTAAAGCTTACCAAAACGTACTCAACTTTGTCGATTATAAAATCGCTGAAGGGAGAGCTTTGGAAGAACAACAAAAACAGTCCCCGGATGAGGGCTAAACTGTAGGAGGATACCATGTCAGACGAGAAAATCGCGCAGCCACAAGCGACCTCGCAAGAAAGTCAGGCTGTTGAACAGCCACAGGCCCCTGAGATCTCTACTCAAGGTCAACCTGATACAGTGGAAGAGAGTAACTCAATTCCTGAGAAGTTCGTAGGGAAGTCTTCAATGGAGATTATCCAAGCGTACCGCGCTCTTGAAAAAGAACGTGGAAGGCTCGCTTCGGAACTGGGTTCCACTCGAAAAGAGAGGGAGTCACTAGAGGAGCAATATAAGTCGTTAGAGCGAGAGCGAATCGCTCAGATGCAAATGCCTACTCAACGGCCTCCAAAAACGGTTCAACTTGAAGAAGAAGTGGACCCTTTAGCAAGCTTCGAGCAGAAGTTTGAAGAAGATCCGAAAGAAGCTATTAAAGCCGCCCTTAAGGGATTAAATCAATCGGTATCTAGTAAATTCAAACAACAGTCGTTACAGCAAATTCAAGCTGAAGCAACTGAATACTACTGGAAGCAGAAGAAGGAAAATCCCGACTACGCAAGACGTGAGCCGATTATGCAGCAGCTTGCTGCCGAACTCCAAGACGTTATTCGTCCTGAGTATTTAAATTCTGCAAAGTTTTTAAAAGCTCTAGACATTATGTCAAAGGGAATGGACGTAGATTACTACGCTAAACAGGCTGCTCAGCGCGTGCAGAAAGATGGTCTTTCTGTGCGATCCGAAAAACAACGTGCTCAATCGGAATCGTCTTTTTCACAAGGTGACACATCTGTCCCATTTGAAAAGCTATCGCTAGATCAAATGCGAAAAGCCTTAGGACGTTCTGATGAGTAATATGGAGTAAATTATGTCACTATTAGCAGGCGTAAATTCCAATACGCAGAATAGCTCAGGAGTTGTAACTCCGGGTAGTGCTGCGCAATTGAAAATTTACTATGAGAAAAAACTCCTTAGCGTACTCGAACCTCGTCTGGTGTTAATGCCTCTTGGAAAAAAACAAAGACTTCCAAAAGGAAACGGAAAGACAGTTGAGTGGCTAAGATATAGCACAATCGCTGAAAGCGTTCAAGAATTAGGATTGTCTCCTAATACTGAAGGTGTTCCACCTTCCGCTATCGGCTTCACAACTAGCAAAGTTGAAGCTACCATTAAGCAATATGGTCAATACGCTCGCGTATCTGATCTATTGTCAGATGTTGCTCTAGACCCAGTGCTAGAAAACTTGTCTGAGCGCTTTGGCGTTGCAGCTTCTAAAACAATCGAGCAATTGATTGTTAGTGAATTAGATAGCGCAACAAATTCAAATGCAATTTATGCTTCAGGCGCAGGCGACATCCTTTCTCACAAAGATCTCGTAGAAGCAATGATTCTGCAAAAAGCAGACTTCATTGGACCTCACGAGTCTGGTGATTATGTTGTTGTATTGCACCCTTTCTGTGAGTACGATCTTTTGATCGATGCACAAGCAGGAAGCTTTATTGACTTGAAAAAAGGTTATGATTCCAAAGATACCTTAAATGGTGAAATTGGAAGAATGTACGGAATGAGATTCCTTGTTTCGGACAAAATGACTGCCGTTCAAGCTAATGGAGAATGGTGGAAGCGAAATTATGTCATCGGTGAAGAAGCCTTTGGCGTAGTGGAGCTGAATGGCGACGCTATGAAAATGTTCGTCAAGCGTCACGGTTCTGCAGGAGCTGCTGATCCTCTGGATCAATTTGCAACTGTTGGATACAAGATTCATGGCTTTGCCACGAAGTACTTGGATGCTAACAGCAAGCGAGTAATGCAACTCCGAGCTAAATCAGCTATCGGATAATATGGGGAGGGGGTGGGTTTAGGCCTGCCCCCGAACTTTAATGCCGTTTACGTTACTGTCAATAAAACAGCCACTTATGTTATTAACAGATTTTAAAGCAAAACTAAGACGAATAGATACCCGATTATACGTAGATCATGCAAATCCAGTTACACGTGAAAATGGGTTAAAATTCGCACCTTTATACTTTAAAAAAGCACGACGTGAACAGGTAAATGTAGCAGCCTCTGTACGCAATAGTGTACACGCAGGGCATGCCAAATATTTAGACGCTTTAGAAAGCGGCGTAATGGACACGTACCTTACGTCGATTTGTCTTGACTTTATCCCAGAATATGATATATTCAATAAAGAGTATACGAAGTTGGCTGTTATGGGATGGCGTTCAATAGGATTAATTTTAGCAAAACAAAAGATTGCAAGCTTAGACAAGATTAGAAAAGTGTTAGGTTGTCAAGGGCTAGGCGAATCAGACTATGACAAAATGGATATAATGAAAAAATTTGAATTTGCTAAGAGGCTAGAAGATGGCAATATTTAACGGATTTACGTACGCTGATATTAAGAATCATATCATTGCATATATCGGCAATAATAGTACCGAGTTTGCAGACTATGTTGAAGATTTGATTTTGATGGCTGAACATCGGTATCTTAAAATGCATGATTGGAGCTTTACCTATAAAACAGGCCTAAGCTTAACAGTTAATAGTTCACAAAATGAATATGAATTAAAAACAAGTACTATTGGTTACTTCATGGCCGCAAGTGACGTTGAAAGTATTAGATCTGAAGTTGACAATGTGTACTTAATAAAACTAGATCTAGCCCAACTAAGACGGTTAGATGCTGGAATGAATTATGGGTCAGCATTGATGCCCCCCATTTACTGGGCAACTGCGGGAGATAACAAGATCCATTTTTGGCCATCGGTGATGAAGGCAGGTGTACTTAAAATTGATGGAAAAATAACCCCCTCAATAGATTTAGCCGGATCTCCCACAATCCCCATGCGCTATCAAGAAAGTTTTATCGAATACATCAAAGCTTTAGCTTTGGACCGTGAGAATGATGATCGTGCATCCGTAAAAAAAGCAGAAGCTTTAGCGCTTGTACGCCAAGATATTCAAGACGATATGCGTGGATTAGGAGAATCAGAAAATCCACGAATTAAAAGCCTAAATGAAATTTATGAAATGACTTCGGGACAACACCCAGTTATATCAGGTAACGCAGCAACTGTGTTGAGCGCCGTGCATGGATTAACAGGGACTGTAACAGTTTCTGAAAGTGATTACTATTTAGGAGTTAATAGCGCAGCTCCAGTGACATTAAATTTACCAGACGCGGCGAGTGCAGGTTCAGGTAAAATTTACGTTATTAAAGACGAGACTGGGCAAGCTGCTACAAATGCAATAACAATCGACCCATTTGGGGCACAGTTAATTGATGGTCAGGCAACATATCAAATTAATATTAACTATGAGTCCATCTCAATTATGTGCGATGGAAATAACTGGTCTATTATCTAATGTCAACTAGAAACTACGTAGAAGATTTAGAATACTTAGATGCGAAAGGTTTAGATACGGCTGCGCCTATCAACCTTATGCAACAGGGATACGTGCGCGAAGCAATTAATGTAAACCTAGGTACTACCGGCGGGTACATTAAGCGTGATGGGTATACTGAGCAAACTCTAGTATGGCCTCCGGGCTTTACTACGTATGTTATTCGTGCTGCGATACAATATCGCAATACGGATTCCGCAAATCTTATACAACCTATTCAAACTCTAGTATTTGGTCGAAATAGTCAAAACGGAGTATTTGGATTCGTAAACGAATTTGCACCAGTTAGCGGGCATAACCCGGATCAAGACCCAGAATTTAAACCATTCTCTCGCTATCGTAGTTTAGGAGGGGGGTCTTATGTCACAGAACAATTGGACCTTAATCAAACTAGCCGACCTTCGTTTGCACAGATTGGTAACGGATTATATTATTTTGATGGGTCAGGCGAAGCTGAAACTCCGTTCGTATATGAAGCAAATACAGACCAGTTTGTTCGTCCTCTTGGAATACCCGCTCCTGCTACCATTATAACAGGTACGCCACAAGCAGCTGGATCGTTAGAAGTGGGGCAGTATTTATATTCTTATACTTATGTATTTATTGACCGCGAAGGAAATGAAATTGCAGAAAGCAGCCCTAAGGGTATTTCTGCTACCGTAACAACCACCACTGCTAATCGACAAGTACAGTTAAATTTTTCGGCATTTCCTGATTACGCATTGCGAACGCAAAATGATTTGCAACATTTTAGCGGTAACGGTGGAGTTAAAATTAAACTCTATCGTACAGTGGTAAATGGTAGTATTTTGTTTTTACTTGATGATCCTATTCAAGGAGATCAGTCAACTTATACTGACAATATTCCAGATGCTAGTTTACAAGCTGAGCAAATTTCCCTCGATAACAGTAGATTATCTAGCTATGCTGAATATGACAAAGCTAGGTTTCCAGTTGTAGCCAGAAACCGATTGCTAGTATTTCACCCTCGACAAAACAAAGGACGATTTTCAAAGATCGGACCTAATGGTCCTTTACCCGAAAGTTTTCCAATTCAAAACGAATTTAGCGTTGAAGGTAAGTTTGGGGCATCTGATGCCGTAGTCGGTGCTGGGCAAATTAGAGGTATTCCAATTGTTTTTAAGGAACGATCTATTGGTCGTTTAGAAGAAGTAGGTATTCCTGATATTGGCAGTAATGAAGATTCCGTTATTTTTGTGTACCGGGAAATATCTGAAACGACTGGTGGAATTTCACATTTTGCTCAAACACAAGTATTTGACGAACTAATATTTTTAAGCAGAGATAACATATATGCAACGAATGGGGAACAAGTGCGCCCCATTGCTACCCAGATACAAAACATTATTAGACGAATTGATTTTTCAGGTTCAAGGCCTAGTGAGTTTAGCGCTATTAATGACACAAAGAACCGACGCATTTACATTCAAGTTTATAAACAAGTAGGATCGACAAACTTAGATTTAACTCTAGTTGGCGATTACCAGCAATATCCTAATTTTCGTTGGACTACCTATGAAGGTAAACCCGGGGATGCAGTTGCCCCCGGTATTGTTGCTTCCGCTTTTTTTCAAACAGAAGCCACCCTCGGGGCAGGGGGTGGCCTAGAAGTTTACTTTGCTGATGCTGCTACAGCGGGTAAATATTATAAAATGAACTCAGGTCAGAGTGATGATGGTAAAGATATACAATTAAAACTTGTAACTAGACCATATATGTTCACTCAACCAATGTTAAGAAAGCTATACAAGACTGCAAAGATTTGGGCAGAAGCACAAGATACGTCGTACCAATTTCAGTTTGGAGCAATATTTAATCTTGATGATAACGAAGTTATTTCTACCCCATTTACAGTTCCCGGTGGTGGTACTAAGTGGGATAATACTGGGGCTAATACGACTATCTGGATTTATAATGCCGATGAAGTTACCGCATATAATGCATTTAAAGCTGCAAAGCTCGCGGAAGACCCAAATGATACACGCTTTACTACACCTGTAGCACCGGGTCAAAACACGACGCCGCTAACATGGGCAGGAAATTTATTAAACGAATACAAGTACTCGGTGCATCGAAAGGCCGAGACTATGCAATTAGTTTTTACACAGAACTCGAAAGATGCTCCATTAACACTCCTCGGTTGGGGTGTATCAGGGAGCGTATTTTCAGGTATTTAGGAGACTAAAATGGGAGTACCTTCAGTATCATATAGCGCGTCAAGCGCAGCGAAACATGTGTATAGTGCAACCCTAAATGCTACGCCTGTGAAAATATTCGAAGGGAGAGGCAATCTTTATGGCTTTCTCATCGAAGAAAATAGCGGCGAAGACATTTTCTTGCAAGTATACGATAGCACATCAGTTGATCCAGCACAATTAACTAGTAGTAATTTAGCATTTACTGTTAGAATTAAAGCTGACCAAGCTTTTGGAAAAGATGTTAACGATAGCCCGTTTCACTTTTTCAGTCTTGGGTGTGTAGTAGTTGTTTCTAAAAGCCGCACTGCTAAAACAAGTCCAGATGCTGTTGCAACTGGCCAATTTTGGTATGTAAATAGAACTGCCCCTACACCATAATAGGAGTTAATCATGGCAAAGCTAGTCATTCCGCATATATTTACGCCGGGAACTCCGGCGCAAGCTTCGCAAATGAATGCAAACTTCGATGCTATTTCTAACTGGTCATTAAGCGGTCAGATTGAAACTGACAGTATAAAGTTTCCATTAGAAAGTCGTAGTAATGATAATCAAAACAATACGCGACCAATTTTGAAGTTTGTCCAAACTATTGATGAGAAAATTTTAGAGCTACAAAATGCGGAAGGTAGCTCTTCAATTTATATTTCTCAAACGGAAGAATTAAACGCTAGTACTGGCATTATCCATATTAATGACCAAATTGCACAAACGGAATCTGCATCTGCTGCAATTAAATTAGTGTTAAGTAGTGTTGCAACAGCGCCTGCAATATTGGTAAGCCATGGTACTGAAACTTTAAGCTTAACAAAAAGCGCTTTCAATTTATTTGCGAATGCGTTGCAAATGTCTGGAACAGCGGTTACATTCTTTACAAATGCATTTCAAGCATCTGCTTCTCAATTACTACTTTTTAATAGCGCCATCGAGATGAGTGCAGCAAGAATTAAATTACCTGTACGAACTACAACAGAACGAAATGCTGTAACTCAAGAAGGTTCGGTTCTTTACGATAGTACTAAAAAAGAACTGGCATTCAGAACTAATACTACTTGGATACCCGCAAGTACACCTACAGGTTGTGTGCAAATGTTTGCAGGTAGTACAGCTCCTCAAGGCTGGTTGTATTGTAATGGACAGGCGGTATCGAGAACAACATATGCAGACTTATTTGCAACAATTGGTACAACATATGGTGGTGGAGATGGAGCTACAACATTTAATCTACCAAACTTTGTAGGTATTTTCCCACGCGGTGCTGCAATGGGCGGTACAACTACGCAGGCTATCTCTGGAGTAACCTATACCGGTGGTTCCTTAAATGATAAACAATTGGATCAATTTCAGGGTCACCGACATAGAGTTCAGAATGTATCAACCGGTGTTAATTATTTACAATCAAGAATTGATGCAGTAGGTGGTGGGGCCGGATCTGTAGCAGCCCCGAATGCACATGGAGGAATCAATGAGGGTGAAGTTCATGGTGCTACTATTAACAATGCCATCAACGATGCGAATGGAGTTCCACGCACCGGCAATGAAACTCGACCGGCAAATATTGCAATCGCATACATAATTAAAGTTTAAGGTACTAATATGGCAATAGGACAATCATCACCATACGCTAGCCCGCTGAGCTACTCAACACCAATGACGAGTACGCCTACGACTGCTAGCATCCTTGGATCGATGCCTTCGTATTCACAAGGCATTCAGGCATTAACAATGCAACCAATGGCTTCTGCCGCACCAGAATCAAGTCTTCTTTTAGATTCTATAATGGGCTTTAGTCAAGCCATGAATCGACCTCAGCAACAATTGCAGACCACTTTACGACCGCAAATGCAACAGTATAATCTTAGTCCAACGGCTAATTTACTTGGCGGATTAGATATGTCAATTTTAAATCAAGTGTTGCAGCAGCCGATGATGGCTCAGCAACCGACTTTACTTGATTACATTCAGCTTTTAGGGGGACAGGTATAATGAAACGTCTATTACAGTTATTTGGATTTGCAAGTTTAATTGCACTTAACGAATGGTTACGGCAGGATGTGAATGTAATTTTAGCCGAGCCAATTTCTGCTTTAGCAGCTGGAATTCTGGGAGGCTCTAGTTTATTAGGCAGTATCTTTGGTGGTAGCAAACGCACCGAAGAAAAATCTCGTCAGCAGATGATGATTAGCCCTGAAAATCAGGCACGTATTAATGAAGCTTTAAGTGGTTACCAAGGCAATGTTAGCAATCTGTTGCAGCAAATTCAGCAATCACAAGGAGCTTTGGCTGGAATGCCCCAAGCTGGGGAACGTTTTCAGTTTACCGGAGCAGCAGACCCAGTCACTAGAGCTATTGCAGCACAAGGACAGCAAGACTTGCTAGCGCAAGCTGCTGGAGCTAGACGGCAAGTTATGAGACAAGACCCACAAGTTGCAGGTGCTTTAAGTTCTTTGATTGGTATGCAAAGCCAGCTGCAGCAAAATCCTTTGATGGGTCAAGCATTGCAACAGCAATTTGCACGGCAGTTATCGCAAGGGCAATTGCAAGAACAGCAGTTACAGAATGAAATTCGAAACCTGTTTGCGAGAGAGCAATTGGCTACTAACTTAGGATTAAGTGGAGCACAAGCGCAATTAGCAGGTATGAGTCCTTTACTTGATTTTATTAGAATGCAAAGCCCAGTTGAAACCACTGGTAGTGCTCGACAAAGAAACTTCTTAGGAGTTTAGGAGTAACTATGGCTAACGGATTTTTATTAGATAGTGAGCAACCCGGATTTCAAGCCCCTCAACCAACCTCGCAAGGAGGCGGTGGTCAAGGGTTACTGGACGTATTAGGCACTATCGGCTCTGGATTAGCAACGGGATTGGGCGCTCTTGGTAAAGGTGCGCTGTATGCTAGTGCAGGCCTTCAAGCAGGGCAAGGCAACCCGCAACTCTTGGGTCTTGTACTTGCGCAACAAGCAAGAGAAGAAGAGCAAAAACGCCAGCAAAACCTCATCGGCCAATTGCAAACATTTGCTCAGCAAGCGGACCCACAAGTTAAAAATCTTATCCAAGACCAACTTAAATTTGGACAAGCCGATGCAGCGATGAAAACCGCTGCTAATGCTAGCACATTCTCTTCTTTTAAGAAGGGGCTAGAGACTAGTAGACTAAGTCCTGATTTAAAAAGTACTCTTATCAATGTTTACTTGACTAACCCGAATAAAGCAGCCGACATGTTACGATCTTTAGAGATCGTTGAAAGTCAAATGGGCGCTGCAAGAGCCAAAGAAGAAGCTAAAGCCAAAGTTAGTGAAGAACGTAAATTGATTAATCGCATAGTGAAGTCGTTTGATGAGGGGTTATTAAAAGGTGATGACCCTGAACTTAGCACTAAAATTGCAGCCATTTACGCCGAAGAAGGTAAGGCTATGAGTCCTGAGGCTTTACGACAAATCATGGTTAGCCCAAAACTTAAACCTTACTTAAAAGACCAGCCAGTAGGATTTTGGACAGGATTAGGGCAAACTATTTCTAATTTGTTTTCACCCAAGCAAGCGCCAGCTGCTGCAGCGCCA